GTTCACGGTCGATTGCCTTACGGACGGCACGATTGCCATCTTCTGGCTTGCTTACATCAGTCAACCATCCGACAATCTCAGCAACTTCACTACCGAACTCTTGCTCGATAGTCTCAATAGTCACTCCCGTGTCTTCTACCGTGTCGTGTAAGTATGCCGCGGCAACCATAGCAGGCGTAGCACCCTCAACTGCGGCAACAATGGCCGCGACTTCTGTTGGATGAACGATGTATGGCTCAAATGTATACTTTCGTACTTGCTTGACTGCCGCGTGGGCTGCCGTAGCAAACACTCTGGCCTTTTCAACGATATCTGTCATCACTATCTCCTTCTCAACTGTCTAAGACTTATTGTATCACGGAGACGATTTATTGTCAAATCTCAAAATGAATACCGAAGTATTACACGTGATGGCCCATAATTTTACCAGTCATGGCGTCTCGGATGGCGTCTTCCATTGTGACAGCAATACGGCCTGTAGCGTCCATACCCATGTCTCGACAACGGAATTCTTCCATACCACTAATACCACCATGTAAGTGACCGTGAAGCATTACTGAGCCACGGTGAGCTTGATTCCATTCCTTGATAGGATAATGGAATAAGCATACTTTGGTGCCGTTGTATGTGATTTCCAAGTAGTGGTGAACTTGCTCAAAACAAGCGCGGAACTCAGGGTCATTCAGTAACTTATAGTCGTGATTGCCTTGAATCAATATCTTGCGACCGTTCAATCGGCGCATATATTCAGTTGCTTTTTGTGCTGGCAAGAAAGCCACATCGCCCAAGACATAGACTGTATCATCCATATCAATCAAGTCGTTCCATTCCTTTACCATTGTTTCGTTCATATAGTCCAAGTCTAACTTGAACCGAGCACGAGCCTCACGACAGAATGTCATAATATTTTTGTGGCCCCAATGTAAATCCGATGTTACATATGTTGTCATCTTCGTTTTCTCCATGAGTATTCAATGCCGTCTGGACATAATCCATTTTCAATGGAGTCTACGCCCATCGAGCCTACTATTTCTATTCCCTCGCCGATGATGAGGGTCCCTGGACGATTTACTGTCCTATTGTAATCTATGGCGTCCGCAAGTGTCATACAGTTATGAACTCGCTCGATGCCGAATTTGTCTTTCCAAACAACTTGGAATATATTTTCATTTTTCATAATATCTTATTATACAGTTTTTATTCTTTTTTGTCAAATATTTTGTGCTTGTTACGATGTTGACTAAATAATGTATGAGTTACCATTTTCAACAAAACAAGTACACCATTATCTATTATGCCCTTATTGAGCGGGCACAATCAGCAACTCGATCCAAGACCGATGGTATATACTACGAAAGTCATCATATTATACCAAAAAGTCTTGGTGGCAATGATAGGAAGACTAATCTGGTTCTCCTAACTGCCCGTGAGCATTTAGTTGCCCATCTGTTGTTAGTGCGAATCGTACAAAAGTGTGATACTTATCGTATGGTAAATGCGATTCGCCGCTTCAAATACGGTACTACTAACTCTAGGCACTTTGAACTTATCCGAAGCACTATCTCTCGTTATTCTATAGGCTCATTGAATCCATCATATGGTAAAGTTTGGGTACATAATGTAAAGACTAAACAAGTACTGTATGTTCATCAAAGTGACTTTGATTCTATGGATAAGTCTGTATTCACAAAAGGACTTCCTTATCAAAGAGGTGGCTTCGGCAAAGGTCGAGTATGGGTCAATAATACAAAAGAAGAGGCCCTCATTGATGCCAGTAGTATAGATGATTATTTATCTAATGGTTGGTCAATTGGTCGTACTGCCGTAGCATCGACTGCTCACTTGAAATTGATGGCGGCAAATCGACATACTGCAGAGAAGGACTTGGAGCACTCTAAGAAACTGTCAGGTTCAAATCACTTCAACTTCGGCAAAGAATCTTTTACTAAAGGTCGAGTATGGGTAAACAACTCATTTGTATCAAAGATGGCAGAGCGTTCTCAACTAACAGCACTATTATCACAAGGATGGACTATTGGTAGATTACCAAAGCAAGTCAAAGTTACCACTTAGTATCTTCTTCACTGAACTCTTTTTGTCTGTTCTGTGGTCAGTGACTACATCATCTTGAAATCTGTATGTACGAATTTTATCTCCTCGCATACCGCTGCCAACTTGTTCTTTACGATTTATTGATTGTTGTTTATCGAGTATAGTTTGGTAGTGTTTAGTTACCTTTGCTATGATATCCTCTCTTGCCATATTCAAACTATTGAGTCTGTCTCTTGTCTGCGCCGTTGATATCATTCCTGATGGGATATGTGTTATACGACAACTGTTCTGACATTTATTTCTGTTTTGACCACCGGCACCTGTTCCCGAGTACCATTCAATTCTCAAATCTTGTTCGTTGAGAATGAATGTAGGCTTACTAGGGTCCACGATTGCGACAGTGACCGTGCTTGTATGCACACGACCCCGACGCTCTGTGGGAGGGACACGTTGAATTCTGTGTCCTCCGGCCTCTTGCTCTAAGCCGGATAAATCAGTACCTTGAACTTCTAAGTGAACTTCGCCGAGATACTCATTTATCTGACGAACTGTTCAGCCCTTGCGCTCAGCAAACTTCTTATATGCTTGTACTAAATCTCGCGTGAATAACTTACTATCTTCGCCACCTTCTGCGGCTCGGACTTCTATGATTCGCTTCATTTTGTTTCATCCTTTTCATGTTGATGTAGTTCTCGACTACATCTTTATTTAGTAGTTTGAAGGGTGTCCTCAGTAAGAATAACAATTCTTCTGCTTCGCTATCGAATTCAATCCGATGTACGTCACCTTCACTAATCTTTGCGTGACTATTACAAATGAACGTAAAAGATACGCCGAAGTCTCTGGTTAGTACCTGCGGACCAGATTCGTACCTGCCGAACTTGTACGGGTAATCACTAGGAACATCGACGTAAATTTCACTGGGCATACCAGATTTCCTTGAAGCCTTCTGCTTCTTCTACAGGATCAAAACCTTCAATCATTCTAGTCATCACTGTCATAGGAATGTTCTTTCCCGGACGTGATGCTAAACGCGCTTCTAATACTTCTCGCGGTGGTGTACTAAACACCACGGCGATAAATTCATATTGCTTCTTAGACAATGTGTTGAACTTGCGCCGACGACTACCGATTGTGGTTGAAGTTTGGTCCCAGATGATATCTAAACGGTTTGCCTGGCATACTAATGCTTGGTTAGCCATCAACTTAACAGCGATTGGCATATATTCATCGAACACTTCTGAGTAAGTCTTGCCGACTTCCTTAGCGTGTGCTTCGACAAAATTGTCAGTACTCACAACAGGGATATCTTTAGCCCATTCTTGGTTCTTGATCCAAGTTGACTTGCCACTTCCTGGCACACCAACCAAAACGTAACATTTATTCATCGCCATAACCTCAATGTTTTCATAATCTCTGGCCAATCTTCTTTCTTCCGAGGAGCAAATACAATCGCAACCTCTTCATTGTCCAGTCTACTTTCTGTTAGTACCTTGGAATGTGGTACTCGCTTTAGTTCTTCAAACTCTTCATCACTGACCATACAAGTTACTTTTTTGAAACTTGTATCTAGCCACTCTTGGGTGCTATCTAACCATGAGAAGGCTAGCCAGCCAACAAGACCTGCGTGTGCCGCGGTGTTGAGGGCGTGGCCAGTTGGGACCCATTCTTTGATAGCAATATACATCTTCATAGGATAATCTCAAAAATCATTGTGAAAGTTTCGCCAATCATCAATGTTTGGCTTTTCGTCAGCATCATAAGTCCAGCCGAGGGCCTTCATCATCCTGTGCTTGACTAGCAAGTTAGGACTACGAAAGCGACCAGTGTCACTAAAGCCCATCATTACGCCTAGTTCACAGACTGCGCCACTACGACAGATACCAGCAAAGCAGTGTACCACAACATTCATCTTGTTGGCAAGTGCGTGTTGTAAGAGAGCAACTAATTTAGCGGCATCTTCGTGGCTACACTTCATTGCTGGGTCAAGCACCTCATCCTTTTCTTCAACATCCAAGAATTCAAAGTTATGAATCTCTTTGAATTGGTGAGCAGGTTGAGGG